AAAGACGTTTTTTACTTTGTTAATCCTGCAGAAAACTTTACACTTGACAATATTTTAACAGCCGTTAAAAGTCTAGTCCGTAAAAAAGGAGTTAAGGCTTTTGTGATTGACGCTTGGAATAAGTTAGAACACAATTACAGTACAAACGAAACTAAATATATCTCTGAACAATTAGATAAAATAGTTACATTTTGTGAAAAGAATAGCGTACATTGTTTTTTAGTTGCTCACCCAACTAAGATACAAAAAGACAAAGCAAGTGGAAAATTTGAGATACCAAACCTTTATTCCATAAGTGGTTCTGCTAACTTTTACAATAAGGCGGCAAATGGAATAACAGTTTACAGGGACTACGAAAATTTTACTACTGAGGTTTATATCCAAAAGGTAAAGTTTAAACATTGGGGACAAACTGGATGCTGCCAATTAGCATGGGATAAAACAAACGGGCGTTATTACAAAGGAATGCCAAATAATGATAGTTGGATTCAATCTAATAAACCAAAAGAACTTCAACAAAATGATAACTTTTTAACAAGCCCACTTGATATAATTACAAACAACGGTAAAAATGAAATAGATCCATTTTAGATATGACCCCACAATTAGCACACCAAATCATTAAAAACTACCTTAAAACACATAGCCTGCCTGCTAAGGATGTGGATGTTTGGGTAGGGGATGTTAAATATACTTGGAATTATTTATTAAAACTTTGTTACAATATAAAATAAAGTAGTATATTTGAAACCGATGACACACCAAAAGGTAATCGAGGTTATAATATCAAACGACAGTTTTTTGAAATACTGCCACAAATTAGCGTCACCACGTACTCACATAGCAGAAGACTTATACCAAGAAACTATCTTAGCTATCTGTGAAACTAAAGATGATCGTTTTGTTAAGGCATACAATGATGGTTACCTAAGCCCATTTGTTATTAAAACAATTAGGAATATTTGGTTAAAGAGAAATACATTTAAACAACATACAGATGGCTCAACTTCTAATTTAATGGAATACGCTAACACCTTACAAAACATAGATGCTTTCGATTTTGATAGAACTTACATAAATCAAATATCTAAAGACTACGACCCGACAGCCGATATAGTTTTTGAAGCTGCAAAGAAAATAATAGCCAAAGATAGTGATAGCGATAGAATGGAAATAAGATACCGGGCGAGGGTTTATAACCATTCTAACAATAACATTGCAGGCTTTGAAGCGATTAAATCATTTAAAAACGCTGGTCGTTTTTCGCAATACATTGGGATTAAAAGATGTGCCATTTATAAAAGTTGTAGAGAATACCAAGAGATTTTAAAAAGTAAACTAAAATATATTATCAATGGTTAATTATTTATACATCGCTTTGTTTGCCTTTTGGTTTGCTGAACTTTCAACAATACCTCAAAGGATATTAATAGCAACGGGATTTAAAAACCTTTACCCGTTTAGTTGTGTAAAGTGTTTATCATTTTGGATGGCACTAATTTACTCTTATAACGAACCGTTTTGTATAATTATAGCAGGAGTTACCTCTTTACTATCAATGACTATTTGTTTAATATTTAATAGATTAAGATGAGCAGAGACGAGGCTTTAGATACATTAGTTAGGCATTCTCAGTTTTTTGAGATATATGCGAAAGAACTATTTATCCCTAGAGGATGCGAGGGTATTATGGCGGAAATAATAGCAGCTTACAAAGTAATTAATAACGGTTACGTTTGCTCATCATGTGGTAACGAATTGATAATTGATGCGAACAGATACCGTTTACACAGAATGAAAGAACTTAATTTAAAACACCATACGTTTGATGACAAAGATACTCCTAATCCATAGCTTTAACATTAAAGACAATAAGCCAGAGTTTAACGCTGTGTCTTATTATCGCATGAATAAACCGCATGAAGTTTTAGCACGTTTAAATTCAGAGTTTGAAATTGTGCATTCTAAACCTAATGACATTTATCCTGATGACTTCTTACAAACTATTGACTTAGTTTTATTTTGTCGTGAAATAGATAATAGCAACGGAATTATTGAAGCCCTTAATAAGTTAGGCATTAGATTTGGTTTAGATCTTGATGACTATTGGATTTTGCCTGAAGACCATTTGTTATACGAACATTATAAAGAAACTAATAAAACTCAACTAATTATTGATTCAATCAAAGCGGCTCACTTTGTTATTTGCACAACTGAAATATTAGCCGGTAAGATTAAAGAACACAATAAAGAAGTTTATGTTATTGAAAACGGTATTGATACGGATGACAGCGTGTGGCAAAACAACCACATAAACTCTAAACGTATTAGATACGGCTTTACGCAAGGCATAACACATATACCCGACGTTATGTCTATTCATAAAGACGTGCAAACTGCTTTATACGATGCCGATTTTAACCGTAATTGCCAAGTAATACTTACAGGTTGGAACGCTATTAAAAGTGAAGAGTCGGTTTATATTGGTTACGAACGTATGTTAACTGATAACTTAAAAACCATGCTGCCAGTTGAACGTGAGTATTGTTTACGCTTGGTTAAATATAAATTTCCTAGTGGTATTAGTAAACCATACAGACGTGTGGGTGCTTTGCCGGTATATGAGTTCGCAAAGGTTTACGATGAAATGGATATTTTAGTTGCACCTTTAATAGACAATGATTTTAATAATTGTAAGTCTGAGTTAAAAATGATTGAGGCAGGGCATAAAGGATGTGCATTTATGGGTCACAATGTTAACCCTTACAGTTCTTTAATGACTAAAAAGAATAGCTTTGATTTGACTTGGGGAAACTTTTACGAATGGTCTAAATATATTTTAAGCAATCCTAACTTAGTAAAAGATACGGCTGCACAATTAGCTTTAGATACTAAAAAATATTCATTAAATTTGCTAACTGATAAACGTAAAGAACTTTATGAGCGATTCAAATAAACTCTACCACTATTACCACATATATGCAGACGGACAATGGTTAGAGCCAGTTAGCGAACATATTAAAGCCCTACGTAAATGGGGGCTTATTGATAACTTAGCAGCGTTCCGTATTGGAATAGTTGGTGCAGACCATAACCGTACATCCGTTATTCAATACCTAATTAACGAACGGATTAACTTTGATGTGATAGCAACATCCGATACAGGGTGGGAACAGGTTACTCAAATACCAATGTATGAATTTGCCCAAGATAATGATGGCTATGTTTTATATGCTCACTCTAAAGGTTCATCACGTCCTGAACAACCTAATCAATCATGGCGCAGGTCAATGACTTATTACAACGTTGGTCAATGGCAAACGGCAGTACAAAAACTAAACGAGGGCTTTGATGCAGTTGGTCAACATTGGATGCGTCCTTCACATCATTCAGTTGAACACAGAGGCAGTCCTTTCTTTGGAGGTACATTTTGGTGGACTTCATTAGCTCACGTTCGTAAAATGTTAGCGCCGCCTGTATTTAATAGGCATGATGCAGAAGGGTGGATTGGTTACGTTAATGGCGAGGATATGAAGTGCTTTGACTTTACTGGTCATATCTCGGCTCACCCGTGTTATTCGATGTGGACAATAGAAACTCAACAATGGATATACGAATGATTGAGATAACAGAAGAAGAGCTTTTAAAGTTGGGTTTTGAAAGAACTGGTAATTTAGATACTTGGTTTGGCAGAGCTTGTTGGACTAAAGGCGATGTAGTATTAATGCACGGTTATGGAACTTATACAGGTGGCAGAACAACGTGTAAAGATACCGAAGTTGATTATGTACACGAACTAATAGAATTAATAAAATGAAACTAAATATATTTACACCTTTATTCCGTAGTGGAATGATTAAGAAAGTAGCCGATTCAATACCCGACTACCAAGATATAAATTGGATTGTTGTTATAGCCAAACATAGAGAGATACTTATTAAAGAATGCCAAGCATATAACATTCCTTACTTAACAGTTGATTGTATTGATGACCTTAGCGGTGTGGGTAAAAAAGTTAACAAAGCCTTAGACAATTTACAAGACGGTTTCTTCTTTGGTTTAGATGACGATACTACATTCAATCATAACACATACGATATATTTAAACGTTACCAAAATGATTATGATATGATTGTTGGGCAA